ACCCCTGCCTAAATATTCCCTGTTCCCAACATGATCAAAGTAATCATAAAAGCGAAAACCATAGGCACGACCGCAGCGATTGTGAAAAAAGGTCAAAAGCTTATAAAAATCTTCCTCTTCTCTTACCGGCATAGATACGCTACCTGAACATCTTGGGTAACTCCAATTCACGTTTCTTTGCTCTGCCCCATTAGGCATAGTAACAATATCCGTAGAATAGCTAGGCCCAAAAGTGGACCCAGCTCCTACTGTTAAGGGAAATCTTACTTCATGAAATAATGAACTCATTAACTGTTTCTCCTTCCCCTAGCGACCATTGCAGCAAGGCCAGAGGTAATTTGCGCCCTAGACTGTTTAAAGCTTTCTGCGTCCGGAGTATTCACATACATATTAACGTTTCCGCCACCACCTAAAAGTGCTCTAGTATCTCTATTATTAAATACCCTAGATGGACTATTAAAGCGTACTAACTCAGGACCATATTCACCCACCAAGGTTAAACCACTAGCTACACCGCCGCTGGCTTTACCTGGAATGCTAAATAAGGAGCTTACAATAGTGCCACCTAGATTTCCTAGAAAACTGCCTCCGCCACCACTGGATGTATTTTCCTTCTTCCTAAAGCCGCCAAATATTTTCTCTGTGAGCTCTGCGGCTGCCCAACGAGCTACCATCTCCTGCACCATACTAACAAAACTAGAAAGCAAATCTACAAAAGCATCGCCTAGGTTTTTCTTACCAGACAACACACTTTGAAAGAAGCTCTCAAAGGAACTATTAACTTCACCAATAGAATTCTTAAGAGCATCTATATAACCTGTATGAGCAGTTTTCCACACGCTGATGTAACCATCCACAAAGTTCTTAGCATTTTCTAGACGTAGGTCATTGAGTGCTTCTTCTGTATTTAAAAGGTCATAGGCACGAGTGAAGTCCCCATCTTTTTTGGCTTCATCCAAATCATCTATGAACTTTTGACGCTCATAATTTAGGTCTTTAATCTTCTGTTGCGTTTCTGCTTCTATGAGCTGACGCTCTTTAGCAGCCTGCGCAGCAAAGGCTACCTTCTTATTCTCCAACTCCTCAAAAGCAATACCGGCGTCCTTCCAGGCTTGCTTCATGGCCTCTTGTTCTAGAGCATCTGCCTTTTGAAACTCTAAGGACATATCTCTATAGCGATTTTCCATGTCAGTAATGTTCTTTTTAGCTTCTTGGTTCACTTCCACTAAATCTCGTCTTACGCCTTTAAGACCTACAAGCTCTAAGCGATTATTTACTTCAGTGGCTATTTCTTTGGCCTTATCCTTGATGGCATTTAACTTCTCTGCCCACTCGGCTGCTTGCTGTACTAAGCTCTTAGCACTCTTTTGTCCTACGGCATCATAACTATCTCCGAAAAGCTGACTTGTCGCAATATAGCCAGTAATATCGTCCCCAAACATCTGCTGAGGAGTAAGACCGGATTCATATACCCCGTTATGACTTTTACCATTTTGGATAACGCCATTATTTTCTGTAACCATAGCAGCGTGCATACGTGGGTCCCAATTTCCGTATTTATCATAGCCACCCACTAGAATAGTATCACCCGCTTTAGGCGTATAATCTGTACCTCTATCCAGGCCTTCTTTTTTCGCAATCTCATAAGCTGTATCTACATTAATAACCCCTTCAAAGGGAGTCCCTTCTAAGGCCATACCAATAGTGCGCATACAATTAGTACCATCAGCTGCATAAAAGGCAATCTTGCCTTGGAGAGCACGCATTTTATCTACTGCTATCTTGCCGCTAGTAGTGCTTTTAGCAATAGCTGCAGTATTCTTATCTATGGAGCCTATCTTCTTATCTGTGCCACCAGCACCCGTAGAAACCTCCGGTGCTTTACCATGCCAGCCTTTCCACTTGGTATCCGTCATTATATCTGGCACATCAAAGATAGTTTTACCGCTACCCTTGAGCTTGGCTATAATATCATCTACAGACATGTCCATGCCGCTACTAGCTGCTTTTTGCTTTTCATTAGCTGTAACAATATTTTCCGATGTTACTTGCAGCTTCTTACTTACGGCAGCAGACCATCTATCTGCAGCTGCATCCATCCCAAAAAGGTCAAAGACCGGTCTTAAATAATTAATAGCCTTTTGTACAAAGCCATATAAGGTATTTAAAACACTGTTACAAGCCTTGGTGCAGGAGCTAACAATATAGCTCCATACATTACTAAACAAATCTCCTAAAGGCTCCCAAGCCTTATATACTACAAAAGCTACGGCAGCTATGGCAGCTGCGCCAGCAATAAAGGGCAAGGCTGCTACAACTGCTGAACCTAAAGAAGCTGCCATTGCAAGAATAGCCGGAACTGCAGCACCTAACATGGCAGCCGCAATAGCTAAAATTGTCCCTTCAAGCCAAGGAGGTACGAAATTCTCCAAAGTTTCTCTTACCCCATAGGTTTTAATAGCTACAGCAAACTTACGCACGGCTTCGGTGGCTTTGGCCATAATATCTGTAATGCCAAAACTATCCATCAGCTCAGAACCAATGGCTTTCATCGCGTAGGTAATATTGTATTCCATAGTTCCTAACATACCGGCTAGAGACTTTTCGATATTATCCATACCGCCACTAAAATCTTTTTGCATGCCTTGCATCATAGCACTAATGGCAGTACCACTATCTACGCTTTTATTCTTTACCATTTCCATAGCCGTGGCCACATCGGTATTAAGATAGGCAGCTAAATAACCATAGGCATCCACTTGATTATTGATGAGCATTTTCATGTCTTTGGAAGAAGCAGCGCCCGTCATACTCATGCGACTAATGGCATCACTCATGGCATCTATACCAGCTTGACCACTACCATTCATGGCAGCAGTATTGCCTAAATTATTTAAAATAGGTATCAAGTCTTCTGCAGCAACACCTGTGGATAGTAACTTTTTAGATGTTTCTTCCATATCTTTAAATTCAAAAGGTACATTAGTTGCCCAATCAGATAATTCCTGAATAGTCTTTTTGGCTTTGCTTGCGCTACCTATAAGACCAGTAAAGATGCGCTCTGTCTCTTTTTCTCTATCTGCCATTTTAATACAAGCCGCACCAAAAGCACCTAGAGCAGCAGTGGCAGCTCCGATGCCTAAAGCAAAGTTCTTAGATAACTTCATGGTATTTTTGCCTAATACCTTATCCAGGTTCTTTTCTACATTTGCCAAATTTTTGCTCAGGTTCTCTATATTCGCCCGAACAAAGATAGTCATAGTCTTAGCGTCCACTGCTCTCACCTCCTAGCTTCTGTTTAAGTAGCGCCAAATCTTCTGCTGCTGTTTCTTTCGTAATAGGCTCCGTTTCTTTTTTATAGGGATCGAAACCTAATAAATCTTTTACTTCTACGCCCTTTTTTAGATTCATACCACAGGCGTTAATCACAATAGTTACTAGCTCAGCCCTGCGGATATACTCTTGTCTTTTGCTTTCCCTTTGGAGCTTTAGCATCTGCATAAATTCACTAAGAGTAAGTCTTCTAAATTCCAAGGGTTTAAGACCTAATTCCACTAGAGCATATCCTTCCATAAGGCTTGCGTATTCACTGCAAGACTGAGCTAGTTTAAACCCTCTTCCTCTTCGCTCACTTCTTCCTCAGCATTTGCTTTAAAAATACCAGCCTCCATGAGAGCCGCCATGACCTTATCGCTAATATCACCCAAGGAACCGTTAGCATCTAAATATTCCTGCATTAAGATGCCCGTTCTGTCCAAGGTCAGTCCCTTTTCTCTATGTCTTAAACCACCCCATAGTAATGCACGGATAAGACTAAAGCCAAAATAGGCAGGATTCGAAAGCATGGTGATTAGGCTTTTACCACCAAAGAGTTCTTCAATACGAGTAACGGAATTAATGTCATAGCGGAGTGGTCTTTCTTTACCGCCAAGCTTAATATAAATCATTAGGCGTTATCCTCCTCTCCTGCAATTTCTGCTTCTGTTCTTACCGGCTTACCAATACCGGACAAGGTCAAGGTATAGGTCGCTACATCGTTATGAGGACTGGATTCAGAAAGGTCAGTAATGGTTGCCTTACCTGTCCAAAAAGAGCCATCCTTGCGCGTATACTTAATATCCACAGGAGTTCTGTTCATATAGCATTCATCAAGTTTAGCGTAAGCCTCGTCACCCTCAAGCACTAATGCATCTGCATCAATACCCCAACTGCGAAGACCTGGAATAGTATCCTTCCAACCTTCACTGGTTTTAGAGCTGGCATCTATTTCATCCGCTTGACGTTTAAAGGTCGCACTGCGCTGACCGCCCAAAATCTTATACGCCGGTAATGCACTAGTACCTGTATTCACACTAATTAAAAAATCTACGCCATCTACTGGTGTTCCACTCATGTTTATTCCCCCTTAAAAATTTTTAAATTTAAATCTAGCTGTGCTTCTCGATATTCTTCCATACGCTCCACACTGACTGTTTCTAGGCTTTGCGTGATGACTTTGTAGCCGTCTTGAAATGTTAACTTTTCTACTAATACTTCATGTACCTTGGCCACAATTTCATTTATTTCTTTATCGCCCTTGTAGTCCGAATAAACAAGTACTCCCGTGGTAACCTCATAACCTTTAGTGGTTTTGGAGTTCCAGGGAGTAACTGTTGTTTCAGCAAGTACTATATATGGTCGCTTGGCATTAACCGTAACACTATCTGCAACGGTAATACCTTTAATGCTTTTTAGCCTATCATAGATAGACTTATTAATAAGCTGTAGGTTCACTTACTCACCACCTTAGCAATGGCAGCCATAATACGCTCCTGTATTTTAGGCAATAGTTCTTCTCTAGTTTGCTTCATAAAGCCTACTGCAGGAGTGCCACGCTTAGTGCCATACTCTTGAAAGCGAGCTACATAATAGTAAGGCTTGACCAAATAGCCGTCTTTCGTTTTACAGCGTTTGGCCTTAATACTTTTTCGAAGTTTGCCAGTACGCTTAGGAGCTAGTTGCCTAGCACGCTTACGTATTTCGTTAGCACCAGCTCTAGTTTCCTTTTGCACTACATCCGAGCTTTCTACCTTCATCCTATCTAGCATGGAAAGTGTCTTTTCTAAACCATCTACTTTAATAGAACTACTCACGATTTACCTCCGGCACTACTTGTCTTACTAAAAGTTTTAGATATCTGTGCTTTTCTAGAACATCCACGCTAGGTGCGAGCTGAATAAATTCTTTGTCAATTGAATAGGCTCTGTCCGTAAAAAGCACGTCCCTTCTAAATCTAATGGTAATTTCGTAGTCTGCAATGGAGATAACTTCTTCCGCTTCTAAACTTTTAGATACGGTCTTATTGACCACTTTGGCCCAGACCGTAGCATAAGGCTCATAATGCTCCTCATAGCCCCCGGCCTCATCTTCTACCTTCACTAAATGCTTTAAGGTAATCCTGCTATTAAGCTGTCCTGGATTCATACTACCACCCCACATTTCTGTAAGGTCTGAGTAGTGTCATTACCACCTTAGGCACATCCGCACCACTGCGCTCCTCATAAAAGTGCTCGGTGACTATTAAAATTGCCTGCTTAATAGGTGGCTCAAGCTTGTCTTCGGATACATCCCATTTCAAAACATCACTTACATATTTTTGAGCCATAAGAATAAGGGAGGAGATGAGTTTATCCTCCCCATCTCCATCCACTCGTAAATATTCCTTGGCTTCTGCTACTGTAACTAATAGCTCTGCCATATCTTGCCTCCTATGCGCCTAGCTTTAAGATTTGCACTGCTTCAGGAAGGATTAATTTACCATCCACACGTTCCTTAGCTACATAGCCAATCATACCGTTACCAGCAAAAAGCTCACGAAGTACACTCATAGAACGAGTACCACGATCACCGATGTTGTAGTAGCTGTAGTCACCAAAGGCAATAGCGTCCTTAGGTGCATAAGCAGAGGTGTGAATAGCATAGCCTAAAATTCTATCAGGCTCACCTGCTTGGTAAGAAGGCTGCCAAATATAAGCACCATTAGTATCCTTTAATTTGCGCAGGGCAATCAAGGTTTGGTCGTTCATAATGAAGGATGCGTCCTTACGATATGGTCTCTTTAGAGCATAGATAAGACTAATCATATCGTCAGACTTAATGCCGCTAGTCAAAGTATCTGCTAAAGTGCCACCGCCAGTTTCTGCGAATAAACCTAAAGGCTTACCAGTACCATCGCCATTTAAGAAGGCATCTTCTTCAGCATTGGCTAAGGCTTTACCAAACTCAGTGATGATGTAGCTTTCTAACTGGAAAGCATTATCATAGAGCAATTCTTCCGTCACCTTAATAGCTACATGTAGCTTATGTGCATCCAGTAAGGTTTGGCTAAAGGTAGCCTCACCAAAGGTAAGTGCTTCGCCTTCATCAATCCATGCAGCCGCAGGTTTGGTAGCTGCGATGTTAATCTTGTGATCACCAGAAGTAGTGATTTTGTGACCAAGGTTACGCATAATGTTCTCTTCGTTTAAGATGTCAATTAAACGAGAGTCATATTCTTCCGGCACCAAATAGCCACCATCTGTATCCACTCCTTCTTGCAAGACATCACGGACTTGCTTAAATTGACTGCGCAGTGCTACTAGCATTGCTTCTCTGTAGGCATCACTTGCTCTGCCTTTCTTTTCTGCCATAGTGCCGGTTTGGGGTTTAGCAGTTAAAGGAGTGGAAATAGCCAAGTTTAGCTCTTTGTCCAAGGCTTCCTGCTTTTCCATACGTTTGATTTCTTTACCCAAAGCATCCATATCTTCCATCATACGGTTATAGGCTGCATCATCTTCAGCGTTTAAGGTGCCTTTTTCGTTACGATGAGTTTCCAAGTACGCCTTAGCGCCTTCCCATAATTTAGTTCTCTTTTCACGCAATTCATTTACATTCATGTCAAAACCCTCCTAGGTTATATATGATTTTTAATACGATTTAGTTCTTCCAAATACTTATCTACCGAAGTTCCTACTGGTTCTTCCGGTTTAGGCGGTAAGGCAATTTTGCACATTTTAACAATTTTCTCTTTAAAGCAATTGGTTACATAAGCCTTAGAATAAATTTCCGCTACTACCGGTTGCTCCATATTATTTTCAGTACCCTTACGCTCTAAAATACCATCCGCAAAGCCAAGCTCTACAGCCTTATTAGCATTCATCCAACTTTCTTCATCCATGAGATGGGCCAGCTGCGTTCTGCCAAGGTTACTCTTACGCTCATAGGCATTAATAATGCTCTCCTTGACTTCATTAAGCATAGATATTACCTTTTTAAATTCAGACTTATCTCCGCCTGCAAAGGTAGAAGGATTATGTATCATAAGCATAGATACAGGGCTCATGAGCACCTTCGTTCCTGCCATAGCGATGACGGAGGCTGCACTTGCTGCTAAGCCGTCTATTTTTACAGTAACATTACCTTTGTATTCCATAAGCATATTGTAGATTTGGGCAGCTGCGATGCAATCGCCACCTGGACTATTAATCCAAACCGTAATATCTCCAGTGCCTTCCAAAAGCTCATCCTTAAAAAGCCGTGGCGTTACATCATCATCAAACCAACTTTCCGCAGCAATAGTACCATTAAGGAATAAAATGCGCTCCTCGACTTCCTCGTTTGTTGCTTTGTTTACTGTTTTCTTGCTCTGCCATTTCCAAAACTTCTTCATTATCGTTTTCCTCCTTCCTCGCAAAGATACCGGCATCTGCTAGTTTCGTCATACTCCCATTAATGAGATATAAGTCTCCACCTAGTTCGGCCGGTATTTTGTCCAAATTCTCTAATTCACGAATATCATTAGAACTCATCCACCCATTTTGTCTTGCGGTAGCATAGCCGTTCATGCGACTTTGGTAATCACCTCGAAGTAAGCCATCTACATTAAACTTCACAAAGTAGGTTTTCTTTTCTTCGCTAGAAAAAAGCATTCGATTAATAGTTTGTTCCCAGCGCACCACCCACGGGTCCAAGGTGTATTTCACGAATTCCATACTTTGCTGCTCTATATTAGAAAAGCTCGACTTCTCAAGGTCACCTACCATATGGGGAGGGACTCTGAAAATGCGAGCTATTTCGTTAATCTGAAATTTTCTTGTTTCTAAAAACTGTGCTTGTTCAGGAGAAATACCAATAGGTGTATATTTCATACCTTCTTCCAGCACTGCTACCTTATGAGAATTGCCACTCCCTTGGTAGACGCTATTCCAACTTTGGCGCACCCTTTCCGGGTCTTTGACGATGCCAGGATGTTCTAGAACACCACCAGGAGCTGCGCCATTAGCAAAGAACTTAGCACCATATTCCTCACAAGCAATAGCCATACCTACTGCGTTTTTCGCCATAGCAATAGGCGAATAACCGATGATACCATCAAAACCAAGACCGGGAATGTGCAAAACCTCGTGAGGACTAAGCACTACTTCTCCTAGTTTACTAAGCTTGGTATCATCTTGTGTGCGAGAATAAGTGTAGTAAATATTGCCCTTGCTATCTCTATCTACTTTCATTTTGTTGGGCATAAGAGGATATAGGCCAATGACCTCACCCCTGCCATTACGAATAATCTGCGCATAGGCATTACCCCAGAGCAGCAAATGGCTCATTAAGGTTTCCCTAAAAGCAAAAGCGGTCATCTCTGTATTAGGCTCATCATGGAGGAGCCTGTACAAAGGATGGTCTATGGCCTTTTCTTTACCACCGTTATCGTTGTACCGATAAACATGTAAGGGTAGACCTGCCACTGCTTCAGATAATATTCTGACGCAAGAATATACAGCTGTCATTTGAAGTGAGCTACGTTCATTAACATTCTTACCACTAGAAGTAGCTCCCCAAAAGAACCTCAAATTGTCTCCATTAATGCTATTTTGAGGTTCTGCCCTCGTCCTAAATAATCTGTGTAAAATCTCTAAAATCTTAATCGCCTCCTAATTTTACGCATAAGAAAAGCACTCATGCGTATTTGCACAAGTGCTTAGTAAAATATTACTTAAATTAATTAATTCCAATACAGACTTAAGGTTGCACTCTGATAATTTGATCTTATCCAAATGTATTCATTATTACCAATTTTAGAAGCAAATTGTCCGGGAGTTCTAGACATTCCGTATGCTCTAGCAAACTCACTTGGAGAGCTTTTTGCTGTTAAACCAGTTCTATCAAATGCTCGATCCCCATAAGAATATATCGTAATTTGAGTAACTATATTATTCCTTATATCTAATTCCATACCTAAATTTGCATAGCCTAAATCACACATGCCATGGCCATTATCTTTAGTAATTGTAGGTTGTCCATAAAGTGCTTTTACCTGTTCAATTGGCATGCCAAGATATATTCCGCCAACAGATTCAAAATACCTTTCTGCTGGAGTTCTTCTATATGACGCCCCATTAATATCCATATATTGGTGGTATTCAGCTGGTCCATTACGCAAATTAGTGAAACTCAACTTCCACGTTTCACTAATACCACCTACAATTACATCTAACTTACATCCAAAATCACTACTACCCCCAGCAAGGTCATACAAATTAGTAATTTTATTACCATTTACATATCCATTACTGAAAACATAGGCCTCCTTACCATTGGTGTCATACCAGGTTCCCTGCATTCTATTTAGTTCGTGCATTATATAATACATTTCTCCTGGATATGCAAAAGACTGATTTGTTATTGATACTCCTCCCAATACAATTACTGAAATTAAAAGTACAATTCTCATAAACATCTTTTTCATCAAATCACCCCATCTGCATAATCTTTTAACTAAATTATACCGCTAGGATGCTTTTCCTACAATACCAATAACCCTCTTTGGTCATAGATGGAATTTATGGCACCATCATTTCTTAGTGACCTATCCAGCGCCATGATGGTAGCAATCGCACCATCTATCTTCTCCGTAGACTTTTCTTTATCAGCTTTAATGTTACCGGCTGGGTCTGAACGAATGAAAATATTATCCATCATCCACCGAAGAACTGGATGTCCACCGTGTGCTATTTTCTGCTCCAAGGTAAGCTTCATAAGCTCTTTAGTAGGTGGGCTCATATCTTTAAACCCTTGTCCAAAGGGAATAACAGTGAAACCCATACCCTCTAGGTTCTGTACCATCTGTACAGCACCCCATCTATCAAAGGCTATTTCACGGATATTGTACTTTTCACCCAGCTCCTCTATGAACTTTTCAATATAGCCGTAATGCACTACGTTGCCTTCGGTAGTTTCTATCTTGCCTAGTCTTTGCCAAGTATCATAGGGCACATGGTCACGCCTTACCCTTAAATCTAGCGTTTCCTCTGGCACCCAAAAATAAGGCAAAACAATATATTTATCTGTTTCATCTCCCGGAGGGAAGACTAAAACGAAAGCCGTGATATCCGTAGTCGAAGATAAATCTAGACCTCCATAGCAAGCTCTACCACATAGACTCTCTTCGTTTACCGGAAAAGCACAAGCGTCCCATTTATCCATAGGCATCCAGCGGATAGCTTGTTTTACCCATTGATTAAGGCGAAGCTGTCTAAAGGAGTTTTCTTCAGCAGGATTTTGCTGAGCAGACTCACATGCTGCTTTAACCTTGTCTATGCCCACCGTAATATCAAGGGATGGATTGGCCTTCTTCCACACTTTGGGATCAGTCCAATCATCCGTTTCTTCAGCACCATAAATTACCGGATAGAAGGTTTCATCATGCTTGCGTCCTTCTAAAATATCCTTAGCCTTTTGGTGCGTTTCATAGCAAATAGAATTAGTATCCGTTCCTGCTGTCGTAATTAAGAAATACAAAGGCTGCATTCTTGCATCACCAGAACCTTTGGTCATAACATCAAAGAGTTTTCGGTTAGGCTGTGTATGTAGTTCATCAAAGACAACCCCATGAATATTAAAGCCATGCTTGGAATATGCTTCAGCAGACAATACTTGGTAAAAGCTATTAGTCGGAGCAAAGATGATTCTTTTTTGGGAGGCTAGTATTTTCACGCGTTTATTTAAAGCCGGACACATACGCACCATATCAGCAGCTACATCAAAAACGATAGTAGCTTGTTGCCTATCAGCAGCGCAGCCATAAACCTCGGCTCTTTCTTCTTTATCACCGCAACAAAGGAGCAAAGCTACCGCAGCAGCAAGTTCTGATTTTCCCATTTTCTTAGGTATCTCAATATAGGCTGTATTAAATTGCCTGTAACCATTGGGCTTTAAGGTACCAAATACATCGCGGATAATCTGTTCCTGCCAGTCTATTAATTCAAAAGGCTTACCGGCCCAGGTTCCTTTGGTGTGACAAAGACATTCTATAAAGCCTACAGCAAAATCAGCTACAGCTTTATCATAGGTAGAAGTCTTAGCCTTAAATTTAGTTGGCTTATAACTTTTTAGTTTTCGCAAGTGCTCACCTCCCCCTTTTCAGACATTAAAAAAGCCACCCTCTAGGTGACTACGAGATACAGAGCCTTATGGCCCTGTGTCTTTGTTTAGTTGTTAAGCAATCTTTATCTTAAGAGCCGGCAGCTTTTTAAACTCGCCAGTGATGTAATCTTTAAATCTATCGTTGACTTCGGTCAGGCCTTCTAGCTTACAGTCTAGCTTTTCAAATAAGGCTAAGGTAGGAATGAGTCCTGAGAAGTTGCTGCTAATGGTGATTTCGTTGATAGCGAACGCATGGCAAAACTTGATTATATCTTCTACATCATGGTCCCAAATAACTTCATTAAAGTTCAAAGTTTCATTATCAGCTTCTTGACTATAAATGTATGCCCAAAATGCGGTGTGGTTTATATCTCCTAAAGTTCTACCTTCAAGTCTTCCAGCGTGTAAATCGTCTAGCAATTGTAGCTTCTTCATGGTGCGTCCTCCTTAATTATGTTCCTTGACTAAAATGGCTAAGGCAAGTTCTGCTTCTTCTGAGGTTGGCTCAACATCCCAGCCTCTATCGTAGGAGGCTACTTCTTTGCCGCCTTCTCTTATCAGCAGCTTAGAAATCCTACCGCCTTCAATGCCGTACTCGCTACCGCTTGGGTACACTTTAACCTCATAATGGTAAACCTTGCCTCTTACTAAAATTGCTCCTTCTTTCCACATGGTGCCTTCCTCCTTTGCTTTTGTTATACACATATTCGCTCTTATTGAACTATATAGCAAGCGAATACTGTTAGAGATACTGTATACTTTACAGTTCTCCTGTGAGGATGAAATGCACATATTCTGCCTTGTGCTCCTCAATAAAAAGCACCAATTCATAGTAGCCCATGGAATTCGCAATGACCTGCACCATATTTACCGCGAACATATTAGTTTCGCCTGAGTCGCGGATATCTAATATCTGAGAACGTATTTTAGTTTTATTCATTATCTCGCACCACCCTACATAAATCTTCGCCTAGAACCACGCTGAGGGTTGAACCATTATCCCAATCAACCATTACGGAGCCTAAGTCATCCACGCCTGTTACCGTGCCTTTAGTGCCCACAGGAGGCGCTTGGCAGTCCTCCATACGTATTAGCTCAACCCTCATGCCCTCTTGGTAGCGTTTTTTCAAGCTTTCTATTCTTGCTCTAGATGGGAAGTTCATTATTTTGTACCTCCCTTGAAAGCTGCATTACCGGAAAGGTTACTCAGTAAAGTTTTTCTGATTTCCTTATATTCCTTGCCAATAAAGCCGAGTCTTAAAAGAAAACATCTGAAAGCGTACTTTTCGTTGTGTACTTCCTTCTTCTGAGCAGTAATGCGCTTTTGGTCTTTGCTCATTTTGCAAAGGGCCACCACAAGCTCTGCTGCAGCTTGGCAAGTTTCGTATTCCGGCTCAATTCTAAACCAAGGGAAGGAAACCTTCTCTTCGTCAATCTTGATGGGTAGTTCGTCAATCCCCAGAGCCTTTTTAATAAGGTCACCCTTTACCTCTAGAAGCCTCGTTAGCTTACCGCAGTCTACATGCTCCAAGGGAATGCTAATAGTATAGTCTATCTTTTCAGCATCTTCTGTAGGTTCTTCCACCGCATTTAACTTTGCTGCCAAAGCTTCTAGCTTTTCATCATGCAGGGTAAAGCCGCGCTCTGCCAAACCGTCCAGCAAGTTTTCAATCTCCTCGCTGTCTGCCCTATCGTCAAATTCTAAATTGCCCTCTTTGGTGATGGTGAAGTAATCCACAAGGTATGCCATGCTTGGTGTTCCTTGGTAGATGGCCTTTACTCCAGTCAATTCGCTGATTGCTTTTACTAAAGCCTTTCTCTCTTCGCCTTTTAAGTTAAAATTGATTTTCATTTTTGTGCCTCCCTTTCTTTTGGTATGTACATATTCGCTCTAAAGGCACATAATAGCAAGCTAATTAGGCGAGAGATACTGTATACTTCACAGCTAGGCTAGGAGCTAGTACCTGGCACTTCTTCATATTGCAAAGTCACACCATCGCGCTCTAGTTTTACATCATTACTTGAACCGACCTGCTCAATATAGCGTTTTACAATTACATCGCAATATTTCTCGTCTAGCTCCGTAGTAAAGCAAATTCTGTTTGTTTGCTCGCAGGCAATGAGTGTAGAACCGCTGCCGCCAAAGGGATCGAGTACGATGCAATTACTCATACTGGAATTTTTAATGGGATATGCCAAAAGTGGCACTGGCTTCATAGTAGGATGATCACCATTTTTCTTAGGCTTATCAAACTCCCAGATAGTAGATTCTTTTCTACCGGTGTACCATTCATGCTTGCCTTTACGCTTCCAACCAAAGAGCACTGGTTCATGCTGCCATTGGTAAGGAGAGCGTCCAAGCACCAAGCTTTGCTTCTTCCAAATGCAAGTGCCGGACAAATAAAAACCCGCATCCGCAAATGCCCTGCGGAAATTAAGTCCTTCTGTATCAGCATGGAAAACATAAATACTAGCATCTTGGGCCATGACCTTTTCTGTATTAGTAAAGGCATCTAACAAGAATTGATAGAAAGCACTGTTTTCCATATTATCATTTTTAATCTTGCCGGCGCTACCTTCGTAATTTACATTATAAGGTGGGTCCGTTACTACTAAATTTGCCTCTTTACCATTCATGAGCAATTCATAGGTAGCAGCTTTAGTACTATCTCCACAGACTAAGCGATGCTTTCCTAAGTGCCACAAGTCACCTGCTTTACTAAAACAGGGCTTCTTGAGTTCTTCATCCACATCGAAATCATCGTCTTTAGTTTCTAGCCTATCATCAAAAAGAGCAGCTAGCTCTTTAGCATCAAAACCAATAATATCAATATCGAAAGCGGCTTTTAAATCTTCTAATTCTACAGCGAGCATTTCATTATCCCACCCTGCATTTAAGGAGAGTTTATTATCAGCTAGGATATATGCTCTCCGTTGCGTTTCCGTTAAGTATTCTTCCTTAATGCAAGGTATCTTCTCTAACCCTAATCTTTGTGCTGCGTAAAATCTACCATGACCACAAAGAATGGTATTGTCCTTAGAAACAATTATGGGAGATAAGAAGCCAAACTCCTTAATAGAGGCTGCTATTTGAGCAATTTGTTCATCCGAGTGGGTTCTGGCATTTCTTGCGTAAGGAATTAACTCTTTTATATCGGCTAAATAATACTGCGTGCTTTTATCCATTTCATCACCTATTCTCTCTAGCCCTAAGTAGACGCTCCATCAAATCCGTCTGAGGAGTAGGTGCGTCATAATCAGTGCTACAATTTTCTTTTACTATTTGAAAAATTTCATTCCATAGCCGCATGGCTTGATTCATATAATTAATACCAATGTTTATAAAAGGAGACGGAATGGGTGCTTTCGTAGTCGGATGAACAGAAAGCATGCCTAGCTTATTCGTCATCTCCTCGCATTGAATCCATCTAGCACTTGCCATAGCGTACCGTTCTAAAAGCTGCGTAGATACTTTAGCACTACAGCCTACGCTCTTAAGCCACTGCCACGTTTCTTCGTAGATACTTGCTGCTTGTAAAACGCTACCATCTCTTTGCTGTGCAGATAAAAGCTCGTTAGGCTTAGGCATTTCCACACCTTTGATTTCAGGTATATCTAATATCTCTAATCTGCGTCCTCCTGGATTACCATTCTCAGCTTTTTCGAGTACAGCCTTCTTCTTACGCCCGGCTCCTGGCCTTGCTCCGCCACGTCCACCGATATTATTTGACTTCGTGGGCATTTGATTTCCTCCTATTACCCTTTTGATTTCGCTATTTTTGTGCGTGATAGGGGCGGTCGCTGGCTCTATGACTACGTTCTAGAGATTTGACCTCCCCCGCCCCTTGCTATGACTGCTTTTGCGATACGTGCCTGTCTGCAAGTGTGATAATATCAGTACCTACAAGCTTCGCCGATATTGCCTTGTTATTCTAGAGTGACAGCTCTTGCAAAGAGCCATGAGGTTTTCTTCGCTACTATCTCCACCCGCACTTAAAGGTTTAATGTGATGAACCTCTTCAGCTAAGACCATTCTGCCATTAGCTTTGCACAGCTCACAAAAAGGTTCCTTCGCAATATATCTATCTCGTATCCGTTTCCAAGCTCTGCCGTAGCGGCGCTTGCTTTCAGGATTACGTCTGTACTTGTTGTAGTGAGAGTACACTTCCTTTTGATGTTTCTCACAATAGCTACTCTCGGTTAGCTCTGGGCAGCCAGGATACCCACAAGGTTTCTTAGGTCGTCTGGGCATTGTGCATCGTCCTCTCTAAAAGCTTTGCCTTCCGTCTAAGTTTCATGGCATGAGCTTTCTCTTGCTTTAATCTATGTTTAGTCTTTAAATCCATATCTACTTCCTCCTGAATTTAGGCATAGAAAAAGCCCTAGAGGTTCGTGCCCTCTAAGGCTTGGTACTACTTTATATTCTCTTACTGATTACAGTATATCACACTTGAAACGGACAAATCGGACAACTTTTCGATTTGCTTGTAAATTCTTTACTCTCTTACTGATTACAGTATATCACACTCGAAGCGGACAAATCGGACAACTTTTATTTTCTCTTTAAATATCTATCGTGAGCCTTACGCACGCTGTCCTCGGTGTTACCACCAATACTTGCTGCTATCTGATTCCAGGGCAAGCCATTTATATACCGCAAGGAAAGTATCATCCGCATTTGACTATCCTCCACGGAATTAATAAAACGGTTTAGCCTATTGAGCTCGTAAAAGCAGCGCTTGATGTTTAAATCAATAAGACCTCTAAGATCAGCAATCTCAGCCACATACCTAGATAGCTTGTCCACCATATTAGAGCTATGAGGCATACCGGTAATACGAGAGGTGCAACTTGTGGCCATACATTCTAATTCCTGTAATCGCCTTTGTTGTTCTTCTATTTCCCTATTCAGCCAATATAGCTGGCTCAGTTCTTTTTTAGTCATTGTGCCTCCTTTAGGAGTCTATCGATGTACCATTTGGCTTTCTTTAAATCTTCAGTTCCGTTCTTGTGCTTCCAGCGCCATAGATACTTAATGGCGTTAGCTGTACAAACTGCCTCGATACCAACAAGTCCTGTGGTAGCAGCTTCTAAGGCCTCAATACATTCTACCTTGCCATTTGTATAGTGACTGGGATGATTCACTTTATCTTCCATACTCCTACCTCCTAAGATTAGCTTTAACAGCATTTATAAGCTCGTCCTGCGATTTATTCTTCTTACCCAAGGCAAGTATCACGTTCTCATCAATCGTGTCTTTACAGACGATATGGTGGATTATAACGGTATCCTTTTGTCCCTGTCTCCAGAGTCTGGCATTGGTTTGTTGGTATAATTCCAAACTCCAAGTTAAGCCAAACCAAATAAGTGTGGAGCCACCAGCTTGCAGATTTAAACCGTGACCAGCAGAGGCAGGATGAATAACTGCAACTGGTATTTCGCCTGCATTCCAATCGGAGATATCCTTGCTCTCTTTAATCTCACGAACTTTAAAACGTTTCTTAATTCGCTCTAGGTCATGCTTAAACCAATAGGCTATGAGTACCGGCTTGCCATTTGCTCCTTCGATTAAGTCTTCTAGGGCATCAAGCTTCCGGTCATGAATGCTGATGACCTTCTTATCCTCACCATAAATAGCACCATTGGCCATTTGCAAAAGCTTATTACTAAGAACTGCAGCATTCACAGCATCTATTTCTTCGCTACCCACAGCAAGGACCATATCCTTTTTGAGTTTGTCGTAAAGCTCATGTTCCTTTTCAGATAGGCTAACCTCCACAGTATTCATGAGGCACTTAGGCATATCAAGGAAGTCTACTGACTTCATGGAGATGGTGATGTCTGAAATCAGCTTGTAGATACATTCTTCAGCACCAGGCAGTGCTTTGTAGGAAAAGACGATTTGCTGATTACGTTTATCCGGTGTAAAGAAATCCTGCCTAAAACCGGAGATAAAGCGTCCTAACCTTTTACCTAAATCTAGAATTCTAAACTCCGCCCACAAATCCATCAGGCCATTACTAGAGGGTGTACCAGTAAGACCTACAATGCGTTTAATCTTTGGTCTTACTTTTAAGAGGCTCTTAAACCTTTTAGCACTGTAGGATTTAAAGCTGGATATCTCATCAATAACAACCATGTCAAAATCCCAAGGGTAGTTTTTAACAAGCCACTCTACATTCTCACGATTGATAACATAGATTTCTGCTTCTGTAGCTAAGGCTGCTTTTCTTTGGTGCTCAGTACCAACTACTACCGACATTCGCAAATCCCCTAAGTGATCCCACTTATCTATTTCTAATGGCCAAGTATCTCTTGCCACTCGTAAAGGAGCTATTATTAACACCTTGGATACTTCAAATCGCTCTAGCATAAGTTCTCGAATGGCAGTCAAAGCTATAACCGTTTTCCCAAGGCCCATGTCTAATAGCAGAGCTGCTACTTCGTGATTCAAAATATGCTCAATGGCAAATTGCTGATATTTATGTGGTTTGAATTGCATATAGCACCTCTCCAATCTGCTCGGCCTCATCAAGGATAAATACCTTAAACCCTAAACGCCTTAACTTCTCATGCCTTACTACCTGCAAGGCTCTTGGCTTTTTACCGGGAGCCTTTACTTCTACAAAGCCAACCTTCCCATCAGGTAATAAAACTATTCTGTCCGGCATACCGGATAAGCCTGGACTCACAAACTTAGGATTAATACCTCCCATAGCTTTTACTGCTTTAACGAGCTTTTGCTCAATTAACTTTTCTCTCATAAAATCAACCTCGTTTTTAAGTTGTGTCACCCATGGCATATATATCTCTATATATTTATATATGATATTTTTTAACCCTATATAAAAAGTTATATATATGACTGTCATGGGTGTCACTCTTATATTATTCAAACTC